CCAAAAGTTGTACTTGCGTCAATAGCATCCATATCATTACTCATTAATAAAAACGTATCACCTGCTGCTAACTTATAAAAGAAAGAGTCAGCGCCATTGTAAAGAGTTAACGTTACAAAATTTGTGTCATCTAAATTTTTAATTCTAAAATATTTAAAATCTCCTACTTTTAATTGTCCTGCTGCATCAGCAGCCCCAAAGTTTAAAATTGCAGGGTCGCTAGTGCTAACATTCATGATTCTTTGTAAAACCTGACCATTACTTGAAAAAACCTTATTAGATGAATTTCCATAAATAACTCCATTTAAAGTATAAGATTCTGTAATTGTTACTGTTAAATCTGCTGCTGTTATTGTTGTTGCCATATTATTATTTTTTTATTATTCTGTAAATATTTTTATTATTGCTCCTAGAGTAATAGTATATATTACCCACATTGCCTTTACTAAATTTTTTCTCATCATTGTATTTCTGTTAACCCTAGCAGTAACACCATTATCAGGATTTAGTAATTTATCTGTTAGCATATCTAATTTTTCATCTATGCTGTCTATTTTTTTGTTTATAGAAGTTATATCTTTTTTCATTGCTATTATTTCCTCCTTAGTTGTCATTAGAAAGATGTTGTTTGAACATTGACATTAAAGTAGATTGTAGAACCTGCACTTGACTCTTTTACCATTGGAAAGATAATATCTCCTGCAGATAATGACGCAGTAGTTATGGTTGTTTCATTTATAGTAATCATTTTATTGTTACTGTTAAGACCAGTTAATTCAATTTCATCAATTACTACAGGTTGAAGGTTTGAAGAATTATTTGCTGTTGGTGTTATCTTACACATTGCAAGTGTTATAGTGTTTGTACCATTAGAAGTCATCCAACCAAAAATAGAACTAACATTACAATTTTCTGGAATTACACAACCTTGACCTATTCTAAATGCATTTGTTACTGTCAAAGTTGTTCCTGCAACTGTTGCAGAGCCAAAGTTTACAGCCATTTCAAAAGGAGATTTAGTATCTGCAATATCCTCTCCATAAGTATAATTTGTAGCACCAGTTAAAAATCCTTGCATTTTATAATTAGTAGTTCCCATCAATGATTTAGATTTCCATGCTAAATTACCATCAGTTAAAGTAGCAGAACTACCTATACCCTTGCATAAAACAGTATTATTGGTAGCAATCTCAAATCCTTTTGGGTTATGTCTATTTGCGTCATTTAAGTTTTTATGTTCGTTTGAAGCCATTTATCTATTTTTTAACAGTCATCACAAGGACAGTAATCTTTCCAACTACCATAGTTTCTAGTAGGTCTTGAATATATACTGTCATACATTATTATACCATGATTTTTATAAACATTATTATTACAAGGCTTGTTAGACTCATAAGTAGGATATTGACCTGATTGATCATCATCATTCATGTAGTCTAACATATCTTTTAAATATATTTCTGCCTTTCTATATGTATCTTGCTTATAAGCATTTAACTCTGCAGGATCAACAATAGTAGAAAACTCATCTACATTGTGAACAATCCCCATACTACTGCTGTTACTTTGAACTTCATTTATTACTTCAAATCTAACAAACCAACACAAACACCTAGTTAAAAAATCATCCATCAAAGTTTGATTTGCAGTAGTTAATGAACCAGCATGATGTTGTGTTTTTATTTCTTCGTAAAACTTTTTTCCTATTGCTTCTTTTAAATGTGCTAACTCTGCAAGTAAAATAGTATTATTAGAAATTAAAGCAGTATCTGTATTGGCATTTGTAAAACTATTGCTAATTACTTCTGCTGCAGTTACTAAAGGGTTATATTGGTTTACGTTAGCCATAGTTATTCGTTTGTTTCAGTTTCTCGTGATTCATTTTGTCTTGTTACAATAATCTGCTCTCTATCTGTTATAAACATATCACCCTCTTCTAGCATTGGTAAATCTTCATCTAACATTTTTCTTTGTTCATTTATAGTTAGAATTTCTTTAGGGTCTATCTGAGTAGCAAAACTAATAGGCGGCTCATAATGTATTAAAAGTTCTTCTGGTAAGAATCCCATTTCTTTAAATAAAATAGTTCTTAATCCATTAAGTAGTAAATCAGAAGTGTCTTTAATTACTGTAGTCATTGCTAAATCATAAGCAATTCTGATCTCACTTCCTGTGTTGTTCATTTTTCCAGAACTAACTAAACCACTTAATGAAGGCTGCCATCTATGTGCAGTTACAATATTTTGGTCAGTTATTCGTTGTAAATCTATCCAACTTCCTTCTTGGTCGTCTTTAATAATCTGAACATTAGCCTGTGAAGCATCTCCATTTTTAACGATAAACATAATCTTACCATTATTACCATCTCCAACAAATTTCTTTTGTGCTTCTCTTACTAACTTCTTAGCCTCTTCTTCTCCCATATCGCCATTAATCTCAATAATAGCAGATGGTTGAAAGCCATTTTTAAATTTTGTGTGATTCCATTTTCCTATTTCATAATCTACTGCAATATGCTCTAAAGCAGCAATGTAGTCTGGTAATCCATAGAATTGAAAGGTAGGCTCATAGTCTTTAAATTGAACTACAAACCTGCTACCTTTAACTTGTGGGTAAATAGGAATAATAGAAAGTTTATCTTTCATAGTGTTGTACTTAGCCCAGTCTGGATGTACATACACCTCTTTTTTGTTTTTAGACATTCTAACAGTAGTTGCATCTATATGGTATAGATTAACACCGCCATCATATAAAACTCCTTCTAAATAAGCATTACCAAAAGTGTAATAGTCATCAGCAAGTTTTTTAAATATATCTCTTAATGTCTCTCCATCAGCATTTACATCTTTGATGAATTCTTTGACAGTTTCATTGTTAGTTACAAATTTTGCTCCACTTGTAAAAACTGCTTTTTGTGCTAACACACTTCTGTGTGTACTAGACTTTCTTTTTAATTCTGCTAAATATTGAGGAAATAAGTTGTTAGTACCAAAAGGAATAAACTTAGTCCTTACTTTTGATAAGTCTTGAGGTTCTTCAACATGCTCAGGTATTGCTAAATTAAAAACTCCAAATTCAAAAGTATTACTCTTTTGAGTCTGAAGATTCTTTACCTGACTTTTTCTTTTTGGCTGCTTTCTTTGGCTCATTTTTTGTCTTTGTAGTTGATAATTTTTCTATTACATCAGTCATTCCTAACTCTTCATAAGCGTATGCTAAAGTTTCTTGAGTAGCAACTGCCCATTCAATTATAACGTCATTTTTTACTGAAACTCCTGAATTATATTTTGCTTTATAAGTACCCATAAATGTATATATTTTAATAGTATCTAAATTTATCTCTTTTTCTGAACATCCACACATAATTTAATAAAAGATATTAATAGGATAATGTTATAAAACTTTTTACGAACAAAGTCAACCTATTATTATACCTTTAATTATTAAGATACAGTTGCTACTAAGCCTGAAGCACTAATTGAAACTGCAGCACCTGCTGCTACATAAGTTCTTGGTAACTCATACTGAGTACAAGACAAAGTAACTGTTAATCCATTTTCGTCAGAAAACGCTGCTCCAGTACCACCCTCTACACTTGCTAATCTTGCAAACGTCTGAGGTCTAGTTCCAATATGTGATGATGCTGGGATGTCTAAACCACCATCTCCTCCTGTCAAAGTACCACTAATACCCATAACAAAATAAGTACCATTAGTATCTAACATCATCACCTGTAAACATTTTCCTTGAAAATCAGTAATACTGTTTCTTCTTGCTAAATCCATTTGTGGTAGCATAAAAGTTAAACTACACTCATAAGTATTTACATTCATTTCAGAAGTTCCAGATATTGCTAAAACAGGAGTTTCTAGTTTAGTTTCAAAAACACCCCAAGTAGAATTAGTACCACCACTATCTGCTATAGAAGTTATAGTACCAGTTCCTAAAGTTGCAATTTGGTCTGGAGAGCCTGTAGAGTTCCACTCTCTTATAAATACAGTTTGAATACCACCACTTGATTGTAAGTTAGTACACGTTGTTGTTAATCCACTTGCTATTGCCATTTTTTATTATTTTTTAGTTATTAAGATGTTGTTGCTTTATATGAAGCAGAAGGCGTTGCATCAGTATAATAATTTATAGTACCAGAATACTCTCTTGGTAACTCAAATTGTTTACAAGTTAAATTAACTGTTATACCATTTTGGTCAGTATAAGCACTACCTGTACCCCCTTCTATAGAAGCAACACTTAAAAAAGTCTGACTTCTTTCTACTACTTTTGTGTTTTGATATTTTTCAGAAACACCTAATACAAAAGCAGTTCCATTATTATCAACTGCTATACCCATCATACAATCAGTTAACATATTTTGAACTTCTGTAAACTTTGCATCACCCATTTTTGGAAGCATAAAAGATAACCCACACTCAAATGCAGTAGAACCATTTTCTTTTGTAGCATTAATAGTCATGTTAGCCTCTTGTGCTTTGAACTCATATAAATACCAATCAGCAGTTGAGCCACCAGTATCTACAATACTTGTTATAAGATGATTGTCTGTACTATCATAAGTAATAGCATCATCTGCCGCCCAACTTCTTAACAATATATGTTTTATACCTCCTACCTGCTGTAAATCGGTACTTAATATAGCGATTCCTTTATCTATTGCCATGTCATTATTATTTTTTAGTTATTAAAGAAGTAAATAAGAGAGAAGGTTTTAACACCTTCCCTCTATTATTACATTATTGTTTAGTAGAAAATTCCCCATTGTACAAGCGAAGGGTACAAGAATTGTACTCCTAACTTGAAGTATCCTCTGAAGAACATTTTCTCTTCTAAATCATCATAAAATACTTTAAAAGAACCTTCTGGATCTGTTACATCAGAGCCTATAATTAGGTTATCTACTGCACAGTAACAAGCACCTTCCGTTCCATTAACACCACCTCTTAAGAACATTGCTGGATCAGTATCTGCTAAAATAGTATCCCACTCATACATAGGCACTAATTCAACACCTCTAAACTTAACAACTAATACACCATCTTGTTGGTTAGTAATTGCTAAATCTGCAGAAGTACCTTCTAAGTTTGTTAAGTAAGCATTGTAAGTCTTAGGAGATACAAAGATTTTCTTGTCTGCTGCAGGAACTTGTTGTAATGCTGCTGGTGCAGAGTCATACATAGTTCTTAATAAACTAAGAGATTCTGCTGCTGTAGGTGCTGTAGGCGCTACTGCACTTAATTCAGTTCTTGCTCCCAATACAGTTGCATCATCTCCCATTAATTTCATCCATCCAGACATTTGGTCGTAGTTACCAGTTGCACCATCTCCACCCCATGCTAATCTTACTACATCAGAACCAATACCTTTTACAGCACGATTTACAATCGCATCTGCAACTACAGTTCCTTCAAGGTTAAACACATCAACACCACTTCTGTATAATTCTTCAATGTAAGTGTTTTCAAACTCAGATTGACATTGCTCAAGAGCAACTCTCATTCTACCAGCAGTAATTGTTTTATTTTCAATATTAAATTGTGTACTACCACTAGTTGCAGAACAAGTAGTGTATTTTTGTACTATTTTTGTTAGAGCAGCAGAAGTGTAAACATTCATTTTATGTTTTACATTAGGTATAACTCTATAGTTACGCATAATGTCATCACTTTTAAATACTGGCTCATAGAACATCTCATTTAGACTCGCACCATTGTATGTTGCGAAAGTTCCTTTATTTGCTACGTTTGCCATTTTATTTCTATTTTTTAGTTATTAAATTTATTTCTGATTCTTTCTGCCATTGCATTGTAAAAATCTGCATTAGCATCTTCTTTCTTGTTTTCAACTACTGCAGGGTCTGCTTCAGTTTTGATGTCAGTACCTTTAGCATCTGCTTTGTTAATTTTAGCGTTTAACGCCTCTACTTCTTCAGTTAAAGTTAAGTTAGTGCCTTTAGCATTTGCTAACTCTTCTTCTAATGAAGAAATCTTGTTTTTCAACTCAATGTTATTAGTTTCAAATTCTGATATTTTATTCATTATATCTTCTTTATCACCCAATGTTACATTAACAGTTGTTTCTTCAACAACATCTTCTGAAACTTTTACATCACCTTTTACAGCAGCAACAATCTCTTCAACTTTGTTGTTAAACCATTCTTTTAACTCATTAGTCATTTTTCTGTTTTTTATGTTAATATTTAATTTATTCTGTATTTCTTCTTCTGTGATGTTTTTGAATTTAGAAACATCATACTTTGCAGCCACTTTTATAGAGTCAGAAATAACATCAACAAAACCTAGTTCGTATGCTTCTTCAGCATTTAACCAAGTTTCTTCATCCATCATTTCTTGCAAAGCCTCGTAAGATAATCCAGTCTTTTTTCTATAAATGTCTGTCAGTTCACCTGAGATTTTATCTAAAGTTTCAGCAACCTTTCTCATGTCTTTTGCTTCACCCATAGTACCTCCCCAAGCGTTATGAATCATAAACAAAGAATTTTCAGCCATAATAACCTCATCTGCACCAAGAGCAATAATTGTAGCAATACTTGCAGCAATCCCCTCAATATAAACAGTAGTCTTAGCCTCTCTCCTTTTGATTACATTATACATTGCCATACCATCAAACACATCACCACCTAAACTGTTGATACGTAAGTTAATTGGCGTTCCTTTTAATTCTTTAATGTCATTAATAAATTCTTGTGCTGTTACTCCATAAGTACCTATCTCATCAAAGATATATATATCAGTAGATTTTCCTTCTACTTTATTTTGAATATTATACCATTTTCCTTTCATAAACGCAAAAATATTATTAATGTTTTATCTATTTACACTATTTCTATACAAAACTTTAATCTCTAATATTATAAGATATTGTTGATTTTTGTCTTTCTTTATACACTATATTCTGAGCCTGACTTTCGCTTATATTATACTTTATAGACAAATCCATCCAAGTATGTGTTCTGCTACCCTTGTTAGTAACTAACATTCTATCAAAGTCTACAATAATCATAAAGTTGCGAAGCCTTTTAGGTTCTATTATACCTCTTTCTACAAAATGCCTAACAATATCCTTACAAGTCGGATGAAGCCCAAATCTTTTTTGTAATCCAACACCAGCAGTTTCAATGAAGTCTTTTACAACATCTACTTTATTTTGCTTTTGTCTTTTTCTTTTTAGAGGCATTAGGTTTTTTAGTAGTTTCTATTTCTTGTGCCATATCAATCCACTCATCTACAATAGTTTCCCAAAATTTAACTACTGCTTTTCTACAAGAAGAACAACTCATGTCCTGCTTATTTGAAGGAAATAATAAGTGCCATTCTGCAAACATTAAATATAATGATTCAGAATGATAAGTAGTAAAGTTTCTTGTGTGTTGTTTGTTTCTAATAACAGCATCTGTCATTGCTGTAATTTTGTTTTTGCTATAATTTTTAGCGATTTCTTTTAAATCCATATGTAAAGTTTTACCATTTATTTTGAGGACATTTACCAAAGAACTCTTTTGTTAAAGAAGTTTTTGCATCTAGGAAACACATGCAATCTGCACATCTTGCTCCCCACTTTATCTTTGGTCTTTTAAGTAACATAAAGTTTCGGTAAAAACTACAACTTTTACATATACTTAATCTTTCTAACTTAGTTTTTTTATCAACAAACATTTGTTTATTTTTTTCATTATTAAATAATTGCGTCTGATTCTATAACATTTACAGAGTTTTGTGTGTCTGTTATATCAGCCTCTACAACAACTACTTTGCTTGATCTATTCATAGCACCCATCATTTGATTTTGCCCTACAGCATTAAATTGTTGTTGAGTAAATGAAGGCATATTAAGCATACCACCATCTGCAAACTTAACACCACCACCTGCTGCATTCATTGCTGATAATTGATCTTTAAACATTGCTGTACTTCTTTTATTTATTACAGCCTCTCCCCCTTCTAATTCTACTACTCTACCTCCTACTGCAAACTTCTCTCCACCTTGTGCGTGTGACCTTCCATGTACCATGCCGCCATTTGCAAATTCTTCTATCATTCCACCATCACCAAAAGAATTTTTTAATGCTTTTATATTTGCAAATAAAGACATTAAAGTACCAATAGTAGAAAGCATTGCTATAATATTGAAAGGAAACTTTAGTTTTGCTTGTTCAGAAACCGCAACAGCAGAATTTGATAGTGCTAATAAATTATTAGCAACAGCAGCAGCAGCAGAAAGTTGAATACCAACTTTTCTAATTTTCTGCATTTTTTCATCTTCTCCTGCTAAAGTTATAAGTTGTTGTCCAAGAGCAGCAACGCCATCTATATCTTTTTGCCTAGAATCCTGCTCTGTTTTCATATTATCAAGTTTGAGTTTGTTTAACTTTGTTTCAAGTTTTACCCTTTCTTCATAAGTTAACTCCTCGTCTTTTAATAAATTATCTAGCAATTCAATTTGAAAATCTCTTAGTTTTTGCTCTTGCTGTTCTATAGTTGCAGTTCCATTTAAAACATCTTCTGTAAGACTGTTAAAATAATCTTCAGAAACAGTAGATAAAAAGTCTGTTGCTAAAGCATTATCTCTCTTAGCAGTTGTGTTTGCTAATGTTGATTCTGTGTTTGAGTTTGTAGTGTTAGTATTTCCTGTTACTTGATTTGTCAATTCATCAAGATTTACACCTGCTTCTAAAGCAATTTTAGAATAATCTTCATACTCTTGTTCTAATTTTTTTATCTCTTCATTATTTTTAGTTATAGCGTCAGTATTATCGTTTACAGCAATAGTGCTGACAGTTTGCATTGTAAGCCTAGCCTGTCTAGCCTTCATGCCTTCGTTTATATTTTCACTTTCTTTGGAAAATAAAATATTATTAGTTTTTAAAGCCTCTCTTTCTTCTTCTGCTTTTTCTTTTGCAAGTGTTGCTGCTTTAACCTGTTTTTCTTGAATTTTACTTCTTATTTCTAATAATTTTTCTTCTGCAGCAAGTATATTAATTCTTTGTAGCAAAGCAGCATTTGCTTCAACTTGAGCCTTTTTTAAACCTTCTAAATTAGTTTTTTCTGTAATTATCTTAGGAAGATATTCTCCGTACTTTGTGTTTAGTTCAGTTACCAGTTTGTTTCTTGTGTCTTGAGATATGTTTGTGTCTTGTAAAGCGACAAACAAGTCATTCATTGCTACTCTATCTTTCTGAAGTTTTTCTGATATTGGAATTGCTATAAAATCAGTTAATGTATTGACTAAAGAAGCAAAACCATCAACTATATTTTGAAAAGTTTTACCAAATAAATCCATAAATGCTATAGAAAAACCTTGTGTTGCAGACGTAGACCTTTTTAAAGCACCTTCTAAACTATCTCCAACAATTCTAGCCATTTCTGCGGCAGCCCCTTCAGCATCCACTAAAGCATCTCTTAACTGTATTGTTCTTTCTCTACTTGTAATCATTTGCTCAAATGCTGCTGCTTGTCTTAAGTCAACAACCTCCATAATTTCTGCTAGACTACCTCCTTCTTTACTAAATTTTGTTAATGCAGGAACTAACTCATCTAAAGAGTGAATAGTTTTACCAAATGATTTTACTAAATCAGAATTTGGGTCTTGCATTTTAAGTAAAATATTTCTTAAAGATGTACCTGCAATAGAAGCCTCAATACCAGAGTCTGCTAATTGCGACATAATAGCAGTAGTATCTTCTATAGAAAATCCTGCAGATTTTGCAATTGGTGCAACCTTAGTCATAGATGTTTGAAATTTTTCTATATCTAATGCAGAACTTGTAAATGCTACAGCCATTACATCTACTACTCTGTTTGTTTCACTAGCATCTAATCCAAAACCTCTTACTGCCGAACCTGCTACTATGGCTGCCCTACCTAAATCACTATCTGTTGCAGTTGCTAATTGTAAAGTAGCCTCTTGTGCGTCTAATATTTCTTGTGTAGTAAATCCTAACTTACCATAATTAGTTTGTAGTTCTGCTACTTGTTGTGCTGTAAAGAACGTAGACCTACCCAAATCTTGAGCAGATTTTGTAAGTTTTAAAAACTCTGTCCTGTTAGCACCAGTAATTGCTTTTACTTTAGCCATTTGGAACTCAAAATCTCTAAAACTTCTAATAGCAGTTGATACTGCTGACGTAACCTGTCTAAAGGCTGCGACTGCACCAAGAACTCCTGCAGCCATCTTACCAAAACTAGCAGTTGTTTTTTTAGTTCTACCTTCTAATCTTTGTAAATCTTTATCCCCTTGTACGACTACCTGTACTACTATCTTTTCTGTGTTTGCCATATCTTTATATATTAAAATGCTCTTTGAACATTTGTTTTTGGATTATTCTTTTTTATTTGTTCTGATATCATATTAGCCACATCTACACCTATTGATGGTGCTAACTTTGCTGCCACTTCTTTTGAGTGTTTATTTGCTACATATCCTGCAAAGTTTGTTCTTCTAGGTATTGCATTTCCCTTTTGATAAACTATATAAGCATCTCTCATACTATTGTCTGGGTAATTTCTATTACCATAACCACTCGTTTTTATTCTGCCTAAAATTCTCATAGCAACAGACATCCCTCCTCGTATATTTCTTTGACCCATCCATCTTAATATTGTGTTAAGGTTTGGAATTTTAGCAAATGCAGGATTGTTAACTGCTTTCCAATAAGCAACAGATGAAGTTACATTTAAAATACTCAAACCTTTCTTTATAACTTGAAATTTTAACCCTCTACTTAATCTACCTGTAGCATTATGCTTTTGAAACTTTAATTCATCTTGCAGTTTCACACGCAACATATCACCTACTTCTCTTAAGGCTCTATTTGTATGTTTAAATGCTTTCATTATGTATTAAATGTTTTTTCGTAAGTCTCTCTTCTTAATACCTTTTCTGCGTTGCCTAATCTATCTTCTGAATATATAGGTACTAAAATGTCTGTCTTTTCTTTTATTGAGATATTTGTAATTTTTGCTTCTGCGGTAGTGCTAGTAAGGGTAGCAGGAAAAATTGTAAGATATATCACAAGATAATCATTTGGAGTTTTAGCAGTAAATGTTGAGGATCTAATACATTGTGATGTAGTAGAATTAGGATAAGTTATAGTTTCTTGTGAATTTAATTTATAACCCACCTCGCCAGAACTTAGGTCAAATCTTGGAAAATGTGTTTCTATGTATAAAACTGATGACTGATTGTCTAATGTGTTAGTTACTTCAATTTCATATTCAGTACCAACAGTTGTAGATAATTTCTGAAAAATTCCTGCATAAGACGCAAGCCCACTATTTGATGCAGCAAAAAAATTAAAATAACCACTACCGCTTGTTGGCGCTGCTGCTAAAAAATTTTGTGATCCTGTTGCAGTATGAAACCTAACCCAAACATTTGTTGTATGTGTTACTGATGTGTCTCTTAAAGCATCATCAATAGGAATTACAGAATCTCCTGATACTGTTATATCACTAAAAGTCGCTAATTTATCTTGAAGTGCTAAAGCATTACCCCAATTAACATGTTCTCCTGAAAATATAGTATCATTTTTATATATTTCTAACCCCTTTCTATTTGGTGTTCCCTGTGGTGATATTTGTTGTTGATAATTAATCGGCATATTTATATTTTTATTATTTTAAAAACCTATTGTTGCGTCATCTGGAATTGCTACATCATCTGTGTTGATATAAATACCGTTGCCCCAATTTGTACTATTGCTTTGACCAAATGCAGGTGCAGATGTTGCAAACGCACCAAATTCTTTCCAACAAATTAACTCTACTTTTGTTACTGTATTTTTATTTGGTTGATAATCTAATATTTTATTTATTCTGTAGTAAACACCATCTATATAAACAAGTTTTCTAAAGTCTAATTTTACAATATCAGACAATTTTAAATTTAAAAAAACAGTTCTTATTCTTGGATTTATTTTTAGCATTTCAAACATTTTTTTATAATATGTTTCAAAAAGACCTTTACCAGCAACTATGGCTGCAAAATCTCCTGTAGCATCATCATAGTCTTTTATCCATACATTTCCATATGAAAGGACAGGACTATCTATATCATGTTTATTGCAAGAAGTTGCTTGAGGTAAAACACCACTTAAAATAGTATCAGGGTCTATTGTTACACTTGCATCAGGAATAATTCTTACACTTTTATCTTTCCATGTTTGCACTTCTACTTGCATTCTAGCGTCAATAGCACTTGAAGGAGAATATTTTTTCCAAAACAAAAGTCTAGGTAAAAAATCAAATCCTTTTGGTGTATTTGCCCTACTTGAACCAGCAGTTACTGTTGTTTCCCATAAGCATCCAGAATACGCAGGTCTATTAGATATTCTACCTGCCGCATCTGAATCTTGTGCATTATACGTTCCTGCAAAAAAAGGATTTTCAAAAGTGCTTCGTCCTTTTTCAAAAGAATCAGAAAGAATTTCTATATATGGAGATTCATCATGTATTTTTTTAAAATACTTATTTCCTCTATCTTTTACTTTTAAATCTTTATCATCTGATTTATATTTAAAAACAAATTCTCTTTTTAAATCTGTTTTTTGAAAAACATCTTTTATTTCTTTACTTCTATCTAGTTTTTGTGTCCAATCTATAGCGTGTTCATATGTTTTATAAAAATTATCAAAAGGTTCTATAAAAACAATTTTAGCAACCTCGTCTGTTGTTAAAGTTAAATTAAAAGCGTGAGCAACACCTTTGATAAAATCTATTTGTTTATATTCCTTATTAATTACTTTGTCTAAATCATATGTTTGACCATATAATACAGGAACAGGGTCTAGAGATATTTGTAGGTCTGATGATCCTGCTGCTCTCCACAAAATATTTACATTAAAACCTTGAGAAGAAGAACTTGTCTCTGTTAGACGCGCCCCCTTTCTAAATCTTATTTGATCGTTTTTGTTTAGCCATATAGGATTTTCTGTTGTAAAAGATGGTGTATTAACATAATCAGTAAATGAATAAACATTGTTATCAACAATATGATTTGCATTTGCATTTTCTGGTTCTAATGTTCTTTCAATTTGACCAATTATATTAAAAGTTGATTGACCAACTGTTTTTACTTCTATATTTATACAGCAATCAAGAGAAGAAACAGTTCCCTGATCTGTGGTAGATGAAAAAAGTGATGCTACTTTTACTTGCATGACAGGAAATCTTATAGTATAATATCCATACTCTCCTATAGTAATAACATTATTATTTGTAGAAAGTCTATTGTTGTTATCTAAAACTAAATCAAGATTATAGCCATTAGCACTTTGGTTTGTTTCTGTATTAAATTCTAATGCTGACGTAGCATCTCCTGTATAATGACTGTCTCCATCACTCTCTTTTAAAGACGCATCTTTAAACGTAAAAGCAAAATCTTCATTTACAGTAGTACTTCCTGCATCAAATGATGCATTTCTTTCAGTCACCCACTTGTATTCTATTCCAAACTCATTATATCTCTCATCAGGATTATTGTATTTAAAATTTGGTAGCAACCATACTAGCCTTTTGAACATATCTGTATTAATAAAATCAGAAGATATAGTATATCCTATTTTAGAAAATATTGCTTCAAGTGTTGTTTTAACCCAAAGGGCAGGTCTCCAATCGGATGATGGAGGTGGTGTACCATAACTATCTTTATTGTCATCCCAACCAACATACCCTTTCGCTACCAAAGGTGTATTGTTGAACTGGTCATCTTTAAAATCTAATAGTTGTATTGTAAAAGGAATACCATCTGGATTATAATCTCCATAAGATACTACAGGGTAAACTAAAGGAGAAGAGTCAGACTCGCTATGTTCTTGAGTCCAAGTAGCCATAATACTACTTTTATTATAACTTAATTGATTTCCATTAGACCCCCATAATCCATGCCCGTCAGCAAAAGTTTCGTTCATATATTTACCATCTAAATCTTTTGCCCAACTCAAATTATTACCATAAAAAACACAATCATAATATGCAGGAGATTGTCCAAATCCACCTATACCATTTATTTTTATAAAACCCTCTAAAGAATAAAAATCATTTACTAATATTCTACATTTTCTTCCAAAAGTAAGAGGTTGTCCAGCATATTCTATATTAGGATTAAATTGTTGTTTTAATATTTTATTATTGTTTTTTGTAGCAGGAATTTTAAATGTTTTACTAAAATCTCCACTTGTTGAAGTAATATCTTTTAAATCTGTAATTTGAAATGTTAAAGCAAGAGGAAATTCTAAATGGTCTGTTACATCTAATGACCCTGCAATACTTTTTTCCCAAACTACACCTGTGTCATCTGTAAGTTCAACTGATACAATACAACTAGATGCAGGTTGACAAAAAATGTCAAGACCTCCTGTAGCCCCTGCAGCCCAAGTAAAAGTATCAGTAAATGTACCAGTTCCACTACTTCTAAGGTTTGTGCCAACACCTGTAGGATTACCATTAACATCAGTATTAGCAAGACCAACAACTCCAGTTCCACTATATGTTGTTATTTTTAGTGTTGCTTCATATTCTCTACCTGCTACTAAAGGGGGTGTTACACCAATAAAACGCTGTCCTGTAGGACTTGGAGGAATACCTGCATTTCTAAAAATTGCTGTTTGATTATTAGATGGTGACACCTCCCATCCATTCTCAGGAACTCCTAAAGCGCAATCTACTAAATTACCTCCTTCTCCTTTCTTATAATCTAAGATTTCTATTTTTACAGACATATATTAATTGCTTTGTGTTATTGTTTTGTGTGATAATGTATATTCTATATTAAAAGTAACAAGCCCTTGCTCTTGATTAACAGTTTCAACATCACTATTAGTTATAATAATAGGTGTATATTCTTTTGTTGATGGTCTTAAATGTGAATTGTAAAGATTTCCTAATTTAGTTGCATCATTATCCATTTCTATCCAAACATTTGGCGATAACATCATTTTAGAAAGCCATTCAGCCTCTTCTATATTTAGAGGCTCAGTATAAACACTTTGTACACGCTGTGCTTCAACATTTGTTATTTGTCTACCTCCTTTATATATATCTCCTCCTCTCATTGTATCTGATATATAATGTTCTGGAAGTATAGAACTGCCATTATTTGAACTGTTTTGATACCAAGTTTTATCTGTTGTATTAGTGTCTATTGTGCTTCTATTTATTGTATAACCTTCTGCTATATTTCTTTTTGCTGTAAAACTATCTGTTGATCCTAAGTCATTTAACCAATGAAATCTAACAAATTTGTATGCTTCTTTTTCATCTTCTCTATCTATTTTGTAGTATCTATATTCAGATGTCCTTCTTGGATCTGCAGAAAGAGTGTCTGCAGAAAACCTATATATACTAACTCTATAGCAATCTGTGAGTTGAGTTATTTTACTTCCTGTATATTCTGTCCAATAAGGAAGTGATGTTGCAGAAGAATCATATTCATAGCAAGTATTATTGTTTATAAAAGAGGGAGATACGTTTTGAGTAGTCATTACATGCTGAATGTCTTTTAAAACTACCATACCAAGAGCATTGTCTGTAAATTTAATTAAAGTATCTTCAAAATCTATTATATAAAATTGATTTTCTGGACTACCATCACTTGTAAATGTTTCTACAAGCATACCACAGGCTCTTACTGTATCTTGACCTGTAGAACCTCCTATTCCCACAGAATTTATATTGTTAAAGTAAAAATTTAAAAATTCTGCTTCTTCATCTATTCTTACAGGTTTTTTACCATAAGCACCACTAAGATATTGATGATTATTATATCTACTTAAAAACTTATACTGTGTTCTAGTAGATTCTGTAGAAGAACCAGACATTGTATAAAGACCCCCATAATTATTATCGTTATAATAAACACCATCACTAGATATTTGATTTACAGAGTTTATAACTGTAACTACATTTGAAATATAATTACCTGCACTTTCTATATCTCCATTAGAAAGTATAACATATGGTATTGCTCTTACTCTTAGTCTTCTAAAAGTTCCATTTTTAGAAACATTGTAATTACTTATAGGGTCACCAAAAAGATCTACTGAATTTGACAGAACATTGTCTTGCATTATTGCCCCTCCATTCATACCTCCATATTTATAACTCTTCCAAGACCCTTTGTTTATTGGGCATAAACTATAAGATAACTCATCTGAAACTACCTGACTAACATCTACAGTAAACCTATGATTAGGGGCTGCAGTACCTGTGTCAAATTTTTTATTGATAATATCCCTTGTTTTTTTTATTGTAGCAATTCTTTCCCATCCGTTTATATTTGCATCTACAACATTTACACAAACTTCAACAATAAACTTTACATAAACGACATCACCTGAATTTGATGTTCCTCTTTCTATAGATGGCTCTGTTGCTTCAGTCACACCACTACTTTTCCATATAACTTGATACCTTAAATGGTCATTAGCACTTTTAAGAATATTTGTTCTTTTTACTTGAAATGTGCCAAATATATTATCATTTGATCCAAAACTTAAAGGTTGAAAACCCCAGCCCATATCTCCATTAAGACTTGCCATAATTAATAAATTTTATATTTTGTGTTTAAATAATTTTTTATATCTGTTTTTTCACTATCAGTCAACTCCCTATTGTAAACAATAACCTCTTCAACATTTGTATTTGTAAATACCTCAGAACCTCTCTTTCGTCCTATAGCAAAAAAAGCACTATTAAAAGTTGTAGTATCATCCCAAGAACCACTTGTCTGTGATGCGGTTGCACTATTATTAATAGTAGTTTTTAGTCTTCCTGAACTTCCATCTAGTCCTGTTACTATTAATCCATAGTTGCTAGAATCTCTACTACTTGACTGAAGAGTTACCGATCCGTCAGTAACTAAAGAAAGAAATTTGTTTTCAGTAAAACCAATTAAAATCTCAACACTACCACTAATGTAATTAAATACTGGAAGTGTGCTAACATTTGCTGCATTTTGTTTTGCAACAACAAATATAGTGTAACTATTTGCAGATATAGGACAGTTTGAATTTGAAACAAGACTATCATTAACTCCATCAAAAGATAAAAATGCTTTGTCATTAGCACCATCAAAACCCTCTCTTAATGGTTGCTTTGTATTTGTAGCCTGTGATACGCTATTATTATTACCTGACTGGTCAGTCCAAGAACTTACCCTTTTAGAAGGTATATCAAATGTAGCCCCACTATCTGCTTTCAACCAAACTACTAAATCAGAAAAGTCTGATGGATAATTAGATACTGGTCTAAAACATTTTGTAAACCCACTCATTGTGAATGTTAGTTTTAGTTGAACTAATTTATCATTTGCTACCTCTTTTACTCTTTCTATTTCTATACTTTCATCATTTAAGTAAGCATCTACTGTTACATCTTGATAGTTTTTTAATACGAAGTCTAGCCATTCATTAGCCAAATCTTGTAAGTTATCCCATCTTTTTTGTAGTGTTACTACTGATTGTGCTGCCTGAGAATATAAATTATAAAAATTTATTTCAAAAGTATATTCTTCTCTACCATTATATATTTGTGGTATAGTAGATTCTGGCGGCTCTATAAGCATTAATGGGTATTTTATGTCATGGTCTTGGTTTACCTCCCCTTCATAACCAAACTTTACATCCCCATATGTCCATTTGCTTTCAAATACCGATATTATATCTGTTAATCTTGTTGATGCCATTATTACAATGTTATATTATTTTTATTATGTATTTTTTCTTGAACAGCAGTTTCATAATCATTTTTAGCAGTATTCCAACTTAAATAAGTTAAAACCTTATATAAATCTGTTTTTTTTACGCTTTCTATATGATTTTCTCCTTCCATTTTAAATACTTTTTTTTCTGCCACCATATATAAACTGTTTAACCAGCCATATGGTTTTATGAATTTGTTGTAGAGTCCAACTGTAGAAACTCTATTTTTGCCTGTTCCACTTCCTCTTCTGTTTTCCCCAAAAACATTTGGAAAGTCTTTGTTAATTTTACGCTTTGCATAGTCAAAAAAAAACTGAACTCCCAAACTATGTCCATTGTTAATTCTTTAAATTTTTCTGTTTTTTCTGGTATTATATCGTCATCATACTCTTCTCCTGCCTCTCTGCACAATATTGCCATTTGTTCTGGCAAAACATCAAATCTTCCATGCTTCATTATTTTTATTGTGCTATCTAAGTGTGTAGACTCTATATAATCACCAAAAGTGTTTCTTTTTAAAAATTCTTTTGGAAAATAATATGTTTTATCATCTAACTCAAATTTTTCTATACCTTTTGGCTTATATTCTTCTAAAGCACCTGCAAAAGCATTGATAGCACTATTTACACTATCTAAATCAAGTAGACTCATTTCATTTTCTTTAAGACCAGTCAAATACATAAAAATATCTCTATTCATTCTTAGTAACTCTACCTCTGAATGGTCTGGCTCTATAATATTCCCTTCTTCATCCTTTTTATTGTACTTGTTGATGATAGCATATAGCCCACACCAATAGTTTAACTTCATGTCTTTCCACTTAGTTGGAATATCATAGTTTTTGTCTTGAATTTTAATTTGTATCATATTATTAGTTTTTACTTAACATTTCATCAAAAATATCATTTATCAGTTTTTCATTTTCTGTTTCGTCTATTAAAACATCTGCTAACTCTCCAGTTGTATCTTCACAATGCACACCTATCCTTTCTAAAACATCTTTTAACTCTAAATCATTTTTACCATCTTTTAGTGCTGTTAAAAAACCAACAGCAGTATAAAAAGACATATTTGGTATTAAAAACAAAAATTCTGCAACAGAACCTTTATCACAATTTTTTTTACTAACTACTGTTTCATAAAAATTATTAGAGTACATGTAAATTGAATCTAATATAGACAAATAGTCTTGAAACTTACCATCTTTTGTGTTTTCTGTAGCATAATACATTATTTTTTGCATTATTTTTAAATGCCTGTCAACAATCTTTTCATGCTGCTCATTTAAGTAAATTACTTTATTATCTTTCATAATTTTTTGAAAATTATTAAAAACTTAACAAAATTACATTCATTTACTTTATTATTTTCATAGTTTTCTAACAAACTGAAAAAATTTAATTAAAATATACTATTTTGCCACTTCCTCCCCAAATTTCTTTGTTTACAGCCATTACTAAGCAATCTACCATATCATCATGCTTTGCTGCTGGAAATTTAGTTAGTTGGTCTAAAAATTCTTCATTCCATCTACCACTCAACAAACTTACCCTACCACTTTCTAGTGATGCACTAATATCACTTACTCTTGCTACCTTGTCTTTAGTTGGTGGTTTATCTTCTTTTACATTAAGTCCTGTTTCCCTAATTAATGTTTGCACTATAGACTTACCAGATGCTTTTGGCTCTACATATATTCTGCTTTTATTTGTATATCCATTCTTCTTTACCCATTCAGGAATAAACTTAACAAGTTCTGGAAATTCTTTCCTAACATTGGTGCAGTCTACTATTTGCCATTTGTTATCTACATAAGTATATGCTAACAATGCTGAAGGGTCATTTTTTTGATTTGCAGTATATGCTGGGTCTATAATAAAGTTTACTGTAGCCTCTTCTTTCCTATACCTATCTATCTTAAACCAATCTCTGTGTATCATACCACTATCTAGGGGTGTTGGTGTTTGTTGTAGTTGCCCCGCATATCCATACGTTCCTAAAGCACTTTTATAATCTTCTAAAACTTTTTTACTAAATCTTTCTTCCCAAAACAATCCATTTTCTTTATTATAAAATTGAACTAGTGATTTTGGTTTTATATTACCATCTTCACTTGTTGCAGGTATGCATATATGCTTATAATTAAATCTTGTTTCTTTATCTAACAAGAATCCACTTAAATCATCTTCGTGTACTCTTTGCATTATTATAATCCTAACTCCAATATCTGCTTGGTTTAATCTTGAGTAGAATGTTGTCCTATACCACTCGTTTGCATTATCTCTTTCTGTTGCTGAGTTTGCCATTTGTGGTGATAAAGGATCATCTACAATTAAGAAGTCTCCACCTTGACCAGTTACTGTACCTCCAACAGATGTTGCTCTTCGCATACCAATATGATTATTCTCGTATCTCTCTTTTAAGTTTTGGTCTTTTTTAATAAAGAAAACATCACCCCATCTTTTTTTAAACCAATCACTAAATATTATATCTCTGCTCTTAGTAGATAGTTCAATAGATAGTGTTGCAGAATATGATGAGGTTATAAATCTTAGTTTTGGTGATTTTATCCAAGCCCATACTGGAAACATAACAGTAACTATTAAAGATTTTGTACTTCTAAATGGTACGTTAATAATTATATCTTTTGTTTTTGGTTCTTGTCTTATTATTCTTTCACATTCTTTTTGTAGTGTATCGCATATATATTTATGATGCCAATTAGTTGATAGAGGTACTGCAGGTTCTACCACGTGCCAAGCCTGTTTGAAAAACTCATAGAAACTCATCTCACAAAGTTTCTTGTTAAGCGCAAACTTTAAAAGTTTTTTATTCGTCATCTATATCTGTGTAGTCTATGTCTTCAGTATCTTCAAGACCTCTAATTTGATTTTTAATATCATCAAGAGTAGCACCTTCATTTAGTTTAATCTCAATCTTAGTGTCTGTGTCTTTTTTAATTTCTGTTGATTGTAGTTTTGGTATAGCGTAGTTCATTAGTTTTGCTATAGCATCTATGTATGCTCTAGGGTCTTCATCAAATAAAATATCTAATGCCATCTTAATTTTTACTGGCTGTCCTTCTAAAGCATAAGCCAATGACTTCCTAGTCATCTTAGCCACTTGCCTTGCTTCATTGTTTTTTGGTAATAGTGATTTAGGAGTCTTATTATAATTCTCATCTATCTTACCAAGTTGAGGTCTCTTCTTCCTTGCCTCTTCCCCTAACTTCTTTTCTTCCATTGTGCCAAAATACAAAATGTTTCCTTTCCCTTTTCATAATAATAATATAAAATTGAACAAGTAATTGTTAACATTATTGTCTATTGTAATAAAATTATGAAAAACTTTATTTTTAAAACACTAACTTCGTCCTCTTATAAGAGTCAAACTAATTCTAAGTTTATAATCGTCCTCTAGTCTTATAGTAAACATCATTGCTCATATCGCAAAAGTCTTTACAAACTTTCTAAATAGATGTTTATAATAAAACATAGTTTTTATAAAATTGAACTTTGGTTTTGAGTGTCTACGTCTATGTGGCTAAAAGGTTTTATGGGTTTGGATTACGGAAACAAAACAATCCGCTTTTATTAACAATTTCACCAAAAAAACATTAAAATCTTAACTTTTTATTGTGTTTTTATGCTTGAATAATCTTTTTTTTTAGTTCTAAAGAGTAAGAACAAAGAAAAAAATCCAACAAATCAAAACAAATTTAATCTAATTTAA